ACAATCTAACAAAAAATCTAATGCCAAATTATACAGTATCCCAAGACATTGATGACTTCATGAAGTCAGACGATGATTCAGCAGCAAGAACAGAGCTAGGGTTAGGCTCTGCAGCAACTTCTAACACTGGAGATTTTGCCACTTCAATTCAAGGAGGCAAGGCAGACACGGCACTTCAAAGCGGGGATAATGTCTCTACTTTAACCAATGACGCTGGGTATCTAACAACAGCCCCAGCAGCCCCCGTAGATAGTGTAAATACTCAAACAGGTGCAGTAGTGTTAGATGCAGATGATATTTCTGACTCTGCCACAACTAACAAATTTGCTACACAAATTGAACTAGACAAAGCAAACTCAGCTTTGCAAAGCGGGGATAATGTTTCTTCCTTAACCAATGACGCTGGCTATCTAACAACAGCCGCAGCCGCCCCAGTAGATAGCGTAAATACTCAAGTAGGCGCAGTTGTGTTAGATGCAGATGATATTGATGATTCTGTCACAACTAACAAGTTTGCAACGGCAGCACAATTATCTAATGCAGACAGCGCATTGCAAAGCGGAGACAATATCAGCGAGTTAACTAATAATTCTGGTTACATTACTTCTGCTCCTGTAGATTCTGTAAACACGCAAACAGGAGCGGTAGTGTTAGATGCTGATGATATTTCTGATGCAACCACAACTAACAAGTTTGCAACGCAAGCAGAGTTAGACAAAGCCAACTCGTCTTTGCAAAGTTTAGTAGCAGGAACAAATATTACCATTGATGCTACAAACCCGACAAGCCCAACTATCAATTCAAGCGGTGGTGGTGCTGTAGATTCTGTAAACACTCAGACAGGAGTTGTAGTGTTAGATGCTGATGATATTAGCGATGCAACTACTACTAACAAATTTGCTACACAAGCACAGCTAGATAATGCGGATAATGCTTTGCAAAGCGGGGATAATGTTTCTGCTTTAACCAATGATGCTGGCTACCTAACAACAGCCCCAGCAGCCCCTGTAGATAGTGTAAATAATGAAACGGGTGCAGTTGTGTTAGACGCTGATGATATTGATGATACAGCAACTACTAACAAGTTTGCTACACAAGCACAGTTAGACAAAGCTGACACTGCCTTACAACCAGCAGACCCTACTCTTGAATCCGTTACAACTAACGGAGCAACGACAACGAACGATATTAGTGTAGGCAGGATTGTAACATTACATCCAAGTAATCCAGTCAACGACAATATCGCCTCTGGCAATCAAGCTTGCGCTATTGGAGGCGTTGCAAACCTAGTAAGCGGCAATCGCTCGGTAAATTATGGAGGGCGTGATAATCAAGTCACTGGCAACGATAGCACTACGATTGGAGGCTTCGGTCAAATTGTGATTGGGCAAGAAGCTGAAGGATTTGGTTCTACAGCCACAACTCTCAACACGAAATATACGAGTGCTATTGGAGCAATCAACAGCGTTGTAGGATTAGCCACAGCGGGAACGGCATCAACAGCAACAGCGCATTCATCGGTTCTTGGAGGCAACACAAACATAATCGAAAGCGCAACTGAAGCGGTCATAATTGGCGGAGATACAAACACAATCCAATCTACGCACCATCGCTCTGTAATATTAGGAGGCACGGGCATAGTAACAGATGCAGCGGATACAACATACGTTCCAAACCTTAATGTTGGTGCAGGATTCAAAATGCCTACAGGGGCAACTGATGCTTATGTTCTAACATCAGATGCAAATGGCGTAGGGACATGGCAAGCCGCTGGTGGCGGTGGTGGTGGTTCATCTATTGTGGCTAGCTATGTTGATAATGCTCTAGTGGTAAATAAGCCTGCAACTTCTAATATTGTTTTAAGCATAACAGGTTTACAGTATCAAATGGAAATCGGAAAAACTTACTATGTTAAAATGTTTTTCAATCACGAAGGGGGGCAAATGTCTGGCGGTTCATCTAACGAATTTATAATTTTAGATCACACCCCTTGGTCAACTACCGCTAATGTAGAACGAGGTTTTGCTGGCACGAATTGGGTAGAATCTACAGGAGGCGGTGGTGGGTCTGTATTCGGGGGAAAAGCTTCTAACGAGGATACTCTTTATCATGTTGGGGCTTCTACTGGACTATCGAACTTTTTTGGCTTCCAGCCCTATAAAGGGTTTGTTTCCATTGAGGGATTTATTACTGCACCATCAACAGCTAACTTCACTCCCACCCTAACCTATACAGGAGGAGGAACTGGTTCAATAACTGGATCATTTCAAGGAATGATTATGGAGATGCCTTAATGAAAACTTACGTCATCAGCTTAAAAGATAGGCAAGACAGGAGAGATAGATTCTCCCTGCCTTTCGAGCATGAGTTCTTAATTCAAGAGAGGCTGACAGGGGTAGTTGGCATTAATTGGAGTCTAGGAAATTTAGGCTGTATGTTAGGACATAGAAAGGCAGTAGAGTTAGCCAGAGAGCAAGGATTAAACGAGGTTCTTGTTTTAGAAGATGATGCAGAAATAAAATCTGAACTGCCAAAAAAGTTCCCTTATCCTTTGACATTTCTAGGGGGAGACTTCACGGAAGGAAGTGAAGAATTACATAACGAAAGATTCACTAACATTGTAGGCAGCCATGCAGTTTATTATCACAAATCAACTTTTGATTATTTGTTGCAAACGCTACCAAGTTTAGCCCAACTAAGAGAATTGAAAGATCCATTTATGTTAGAGCCTTATGATATTTGGCTAAGTAAAAATGGAGTTGGATATTTAAATATTTTTGATTCTAACGATGAAGAAAAATCAGACATTCCACACGGGAAAAAAATTAAAAGGAAACTCCTAACAAAATAGATTATGGAAACAGAAGAACAATTATTGGCAAGACATACGGAAGCTTATGAGGCACGAATTAATGCTGTGCCTAACAGCGTAACAAACTATCAAATTAAACAGGCTTTAAACACTGTGCCTTCAGACAGGCAAGCGGTTGATTCATTGGTGGCAGCAAGCGGAGATCAAAACATGATTGACGGCTGGAATCATGCAGCAACTTTTAAAAGCAATCATTATTTATTTCTTGGTGCGGTTTCATCGCTTGGATGGAGTCAAGAAAAGGTAGATGACTATCTAAAGCTTGCAATCACTTTTGCTTAAAAATGAGTTTTGAAAGCGACATAATAAACTTTTCTAACAAATCTAAAATGCACAGCCACAAAGAACACCTAGCAGATCATACTAATGATTTTTTTCCTCTACCTTTGGACTTGAGGGAAATTGGTAATGGTAAGTGGCAGTTGCTTAGAGATTATATCTACCAAGATGATGAATGTGGAACAATAAAAGTTCCCAAGGGATTTATCACAGATCTTTACAGCATACCTAAAATTGTTAGATCAATAGTCAGCAAAATTCAAAAATCTAACGGAAGTGCTGTAATACATGACTACCTCTATACTTCTCAACTCTTTGGAAAAGATGGGAAACAAAAAGCGGATAATGTTTTATTAAAAGCAATGACAAATCACTGGTGTCCTGTAGGATGGTGGAGTAGAAAAAAAATAATGTTAGGTTTGAAAGTTGGTGGCTACTTCGTCTATAAAAACAAATCTAAAAAACATGATCAACTTCTTAATGAATGAGCTTATGAGTTTAGAAAAAGACAACGATAAATTTTTAATATGGTTTAGTGCAGCCCTAATTGTTATTTATTTTTTGCTTTACGCAATATCACAAAAATGAGTTTTGAAGGAGACATAATAAACTTTTCTAACAAGTCAGTTAAAGAAGTTGACCGCATTAGAAGAGGAACAATTATCAAGCTGTTCTCTCAAGTGATAGATGATACTCCAGTAGATACGGGAAGGCTGCGGGGCAACTGGAGAACCTCAGTAAATAAAACCCTAGATGGAACTTTGATTCAAAATGACAAATCTGGATTAAGAGCGAAAGGGAAAATCCTAAACAAGCTTGGGACGTTTGGTGATTCTGTTCATATGACTAACAATTTGCCTTATGCGAAAGTTGCAGAATATGGAGAATGGAATGGACCTACTGAGAAGGTAACCGCTAGCGGATTTAGCAGAAAAGCCACAAAGGGAATGATGAGAAAAAATGCTCTTAGGGCAAAGAAGATTCTCAGAAAGATGGCGAGACAAAAGCAAATTTAAATTATGAGTTCATTAGTTAGATCAGCACTAGTAAAAGCCTTCATGGATTTAAGCACAGCGGAAGGCTGGACTTATAAAATCATCACTGAGAACAGCCCACAAGAGCCAGATAAAAATTTGGTTTGGATTGGTCTAACATATTTGCCAGATGTTCCAGATGTTGCAACGCTTGGAGATGGTGGAGAAGATGACTTAGAGGGAATACTTCAGTTAGATATTTACGTTCCAACAGGCAAGGGCGAGAAGGAAGCGTTAGATATAACTGACAAACTCAGAAGTTACTTTACAGCGGGTAGGCGTTTCAGCTATAGTGGGCAGGAGGTTGTTATTCGCAACTGTGGCAGAACGGATGGATTTATTGCTAACAACTTTTTTCGAGTGCCTGTGTCGGTGATCTGGTATTCTCGCTTAACACGCACAATCAACTAAACACCAAACACAAAAAATATTATGTCAGATGCTTCACGCCATGCCCTTTACTCTGTAGAGGAATCAACTTACGGGGTAACACCCGCAACTCCTTCATTCAAAAAACTACGCCATACGGCTGTTAGTCTTGGAATGTCGAAAGATATCACTGTTAGCGAAGAGCTAAGAGAAGACCGCCAGATCAAATGTGCCAAGCACGGAGTAAAAGCCGTAGCTGGAGATATTGGTTTTGAAATTTCCTATGGATCTTATGACGAAGAGCTAGAAGCTGTTCTGTTAGGCACTTGGGATGTAGACGGAGGCGGGGTAGGAATTGACCGCTTGAAGGGTGGAGTTACTCGCAGGAGTTTCACGCTTATGCGCCATTTCTCAGACCAGCTTGCAGCGGATAAGCCTTACTATGTTTACACGGGCGTAGAGTATAACACTCTAAACCTCACTGTAGCCCCCGTAGGGACGCTTACAGGCTCTTTCGGCACTATCGGGCGTGATATGTCAGTAAATGAGACAGAGCCAGCAGGATCAGTTCTAGGGACAACAAGCGCAAACTGTCCTTTCAATGGATTCACTGGATCTGTTAAAGTTGATGGCTCTATCATTTCAATCATCACGGAACTTACCTTGACTCTTGAAAATGGTCTTGAGGCTCGTAACGTAGTTGGATCAGATCTAACTGAGTATCCAACTATCGGACGTTCTACCCTAACAGGATCAGCAACCATGTATTTTGAGAACGCTCAACAGGTTGAAAAGTTCATTAACGAGACAGAATCAAGCCTTGAATTTGAACTTAACGATGGAACTAACAAATATGAATTTTTGATTCCTCGCATCACTTATACAGGAGGGGCTAACCCCGATGTGAGCGGAGCGGGTGCAATCACCCTTGCAGTGCCATTCCAAGCACTGGTTGATGATACAACAGTATTATCTAACATCCAAATAGATCGCTCGGCAGTTTAATTCTTTTCTGC